GCTTTCATTAGAGCAATTTGATATTGTGCATTTAGTCATTCCTACATTATATAAGAGATTTAACAAACCCACCCTCATGAATTAAAAGTTTCAGCAATGCAACATCAAAATTGGAACGCATAGCAACCTCACTTTGTTGGGCTGGATTGATGCAACAGTTCATCTTTCTTTTGACTGCCAGCAGATGAACCAAAATAGAACGCAATGATGCCTGTCCACGCCGTGCCAAGTGAGCCAAGCATCAGCATCAACGCATCGCTGGTTTTAAAGTGTTCAGTCATCAAGCCAATCAAAATGCCAAAAAGCCACAGGTGACAATGATTGCCATGCCGCCGGGTATCCACGACTGCGTTGACACTTGCATTTCCCGTGCTGATTTGCGGTCATCAACGGCAATCTTTTCAAAGTCCAGCCCAAGTTCCTGCGCGCGCGCCGCCATAGCGAGTTCAGCAGTCTTAATCTGTGCAATCTGGTCAGCAGTTAATTTGCCCTCGCTGATGGTCTTTGTAACGTCTTTGGGGTCTATGCCCACAGCCTTGCTAATTGCGTCCACGGCAAGCCCTGCCAATGGCCCACCAAGCGCGGTTGCGATTGTCGGCGCGATTTGTTTAAGCCAATCCATCATTCATCCTTTCGTTTTTCTTGCTCAATTTGTCGGCGCAGTTCCTGCACCTTAGTCAATTCAATCTGGACATCATGCTTTGCAGTCAATATATCCACATACAAGAATCCAAGCAAGGGTAGTAGCAACCCTATACAGATGCACATGGCGACCCATCCCATTATGTCTTTTGCCACCGATTCAGGAGTATCAGCCACAGCCAAACGTACAGGAGGAGGAACGCCGTTGCCAAAAGGTACGCTATTTTTAATTTGAGGGTCTTTTCTTTTTCCCGATGTAGCCATGAGTCCCGCCTGTCTTGAGCTTCCTGTGCCAGCCGTGCCTTGGTTTGCTGTTCCTGCATCTTGCCGCGCATCTCATACGTCTGGGTGTACAGGTCGGCCAAGCCTGGGGTCTGGTACACCATGATCTCTCGGATCGTCACGTCCAGCTTGGCCATCTCTTGTTGGCACATGATCCGGTTCATCGCGGTCTTCATCTGCTCGGCGTTGGTGACGTTTGGATCATAGACTTTTGCCTTTGCTTCCTCTGCCCTCAAAAACTCGGTTAGCTTGTCTTGCAGCGTCCAGAACTTTGTCAGCTCGGCAACGATGTCTGCCATCGCTTGTGATTCGTTGTAGTCAACGAATTTTTCCGTCTTTTTCGCCACAGGCTTGGGGCTGGCTGGCGTGGCAAATAACCGCTGCCACCATGATCTAACGGCTTGGGCGTCAGACGCAATCTCTGTAGCCGTGTTCTTAATCTTGAGAAAATTAGACTTGCTCTGCTTGTACAGGTCGCACAGCTTCGTAATTCCTTGAACACAGGAATTCGCAGCAATGAGCAAACTGATCGGATCAATTTACAGCCCCAAGACTTTTTTGACCAACTCACCGGCAAAGCCTGGGCCAAGTAAAACGGCACCAATCAACACGTAGAGCAAGTACTCAATCCGCGTCATGCGCTTGTCGCCATCGATGAATGACTTCTCGATGGCTGCGTAGCGTTCAGAACAAATGGCCTCATGTACGGCAAAATCTATTTCAAGTTCTTCGTTCATTGTTAATCAGGCCCAAAGCCCCGAACTTCAACTTTTGGAAATTGGGTCAGAGCGTTTTGATTTTCTTGCGTGGGCGCAAGAGCGTTTTGTGTTTGCGTAATGATGTTCAGCTTGGTCGGGCTTAACTGATTCTGAGCTTGGCCAAGCGCCCTGAGTACGTCAATCCGCTGAGATGCGGGGACTTTACCAAGAAGATCTTTAAAGTTATCCGCAGATGCAAACCCCTTTTCAAGTTCTTTCAGCACGTCGGCGCTCATCTTGCCTTTAAGAATATCAAGTACTTGGTTTGTCAAAGTAACTTTGACGTCCAGAAAACTTGGCAAGCGAAACTTGGATTGGTTAGCGTCCATGATTATCTTCATGGCATCCGCGCCTTTTTGCGTCTGACTGACGACCTCGGCGTTGCGTTTTAATTCAGCCTCAACGCCTTTGACCACGTTCATTTGTTGCGGTGATAGCACTTGACTCAAGTCAGAATACCGCGCTTCGCCGGTTGCTTTTTTGAGCAACGCCGACTCACCACGACCCAAGGCATTCATAAACGGCCCAGCACGTTCGCCAACACCCAGCGGTTGCTCAAGCACGTTTGTCATGGCCCCCAAGACTTTGGCTTGGTTAACTGGCGGCGATGCAGCGGCAAACATTTGTTGGGCGCGTTCGTAGCCAGGCAATGCTTGCTCAATTGTTTTCTTGACATCAATTAAATTTCCAACAATGAATTTATTGTCTTTGCTGGATATTAAGTCTTTAATGTTGTCCAACACTGAAGATACTTGCTCTGCGGTGGTGCTAGCTTCTAAACCTGTTTTTACTTGGTTTAACGCGGACACAAGTTTGGTGTTGCCAGGGTTTGACGTCAAAAGCGCATCAATTTGTTGTGTCAACGGCGATACGTTAATTGGTGTAGTGGGTTGCGTAGCTGCTTTATACAACGGTTTAGATAAATTTGTTCGCGCGGTTTCTGCGGCTTGCAAATCAGGTGTGATCCCTTGCAAACGGGCAAGACGATCAGCTTCTTGCGCTTGCTGTACAGACAACGCGCGGCCAGGTGCCGTCTTAGCTTGAACAGTTTCGCCAAGGTACTGAACTTGTGGTGATGTCACGTCAGCCAAGGCTTGTCGCACAGTCATGTCCGGCGTTGCAGTTCGCAATGCGTTTAATGCTTCTTGAAGATTTTGTGGTGTTCTGCCTTCTTCGGTCAGCGCGTTGCGAATGATAGTGCCCGCACGGTTTGCCGCGCGATCACCAGTAATTGCGTCAATCACATTGCCCGCGCCTTTGGCACCCAACGCTAAACCGTACCCAGCAGCCGCAGTAACCGGTGACATTGGATTGGTGTACTTGCCAACGGTGCCCATTACTTTTGATACGGCGGGCGCTACACGCGCTGTTGCTGATGCACCGCCGGTGAACAGCGTAGATAAATCGGCTGCTGCGCCAACAGGGTCAGTCGCCAATGTGTTCTTCAACGCTTCAACACTACCGTAGCGGTCTTTGAACATACCGCCAACAGCATTGGCCGCGTCAACCGCACGTTTGGCAGCTTCGGGGTTGTTGTCTATTTGGTTAACCAAGTCAACAAGTTGTTTAGGCAATACATTTTGTAAAGCGCCAGCACCAACATCTAGTACGCCTTTTGCTGTTTGCACAGGGCTTGTAATAGCGGTTACCAAACCTTTGTAAAAACTTGCCGCGCTAGGCCCTACGTTTGCCAAAGCTTCGCCAGGCACATCAGACCATGACCGACGTTGCTTAGGAATGCCGCTACTGGTTTCCATTTCAAAACCTGGCGGCAAATTTACACCAGTAGACTGTTGCGGCGCGGCTTGTTCAAGTTCAAATCCCGCTGGTAAAGCCATTATTTAACTCCTACTGGTTTCCAAGTGTTACCGCCATCAACAGACTGTATGCGTTCGCCTGTTTTTGGGTTAACCGCAAACATTGCGCTAGGCGATAACGGCGGTACGTCAGGAGCCGTACGAAGCCCCATACCTTCAACTGACGATTTAGGTATATCTTTAAATCGAGTGTTCCATGCTTGTACGCTGCGAGTAGCAGTTTGATGTTGAAGCGTGGCTAATCGCGTAAGAGTTTGTGGTGTAAGTTCAATTGTGCCACCTGCAATCCCACGCAAAAAGTTAAGGTCTTTATCTGTGAAGCCTGCCCCAGTACCCAAGCCAGCACCTTTAATTGCGTCCAAAGTACTTTGGCCTGTAGCGGCAATAAGAGCTTCAGTATTGGCAATTTTTTCTTCGTTACTTGCGCCTACAACATTTAACGCGCGCGCAATGTTTAATTTAACGTCCGCAATAGGCCCTGTAAATAAGTTGCCTTGTTTTACTAAATCAATAATTCGGTTGGCGCTAGCTGCCAATTCAGGTGCTTTTTCTGCTGCGCCTAGTTTAGCGTCATCGCGGTCAGCTATGTTTCCAGCTAGTTTTTCACCGTATTTTTTCTCGGTGCTGACGTTAACTGTCACCGGCGGTGCATGGCTAGCTTCTGTTTTAGCTTTTGCAATTCGTAAAGCTATCTTTTGGTCTTCAGACAAATTAGATTTAGACAGTAATTGTTCAAACGGAGAATCTTTTTCTTTGCCTGTGTAAATTGCTTTACCTTCTTCGGTTACTAAATTAGTGCCGACAACGTGCGCTTTAGTAAGCTGATCCCGTCGCTTATTCAAGAATTCAATTCTTGCCTTTGCTTGTGGGCTGTACATATATTTTGGGTTGTTCATCAAATCATTAATTTCAGCGTCTATTTGATCAACTTTAGATACCGGTGCGGCAAGTTGATTGACAGGCGCAACAGGTGCGGGTGCTAATTGGTTGCTCACAGGCGGCAAAGCAACACCTGGCGCTTGCAAAGGGCGCGCTTGTACAACTTGTGTGGGCGGGGCTACCGGCGCTGTTGCGCCTGTAGTTTGACTAGCGGCGTATTGTTCGTATGGAATACCTGCGGGCGCATTTCTTATCCAATCCGCTTTCATGGTTTCATCTATTGGCGCAGAAGGGCCAGCGGCAACAGAAGGCGCGGCAGATGGTGGTTGCCGTCCTCTTTCAGCAAAGGCTTTATCACTTTGATAGGCTCTAAGAATTTGAGCAGAATCCATTAAATGTCTGCCTGTAGCTTGCACTGTAGGGTTTCGATGTTGCAACATTTGCATAGCCGCAACCATAGGATCAGAAGGGCCGCCATGCTCTTGCACAGCGCCCATAATTTGGCCTATAGCATCTTGCGCTTCCTTAGCCTGATCCATTTGGAATTGCAACTGCTGCGCGTGCAGTTGACCAGTTTGTCGCTGAGTTTGCGCGGCCAAGATGTTTTGAACTTGGCCATACTGTGCCAGCGGATCAGGCACTTGAAGCGGTTGAACGCCGAGAGCAATTCTAGTATCGAGAGGCATGATTTAATCCTTAAGCGTAATAGTCTGCGTAGGTTTGCCCTGCGCCGGATGTCGGCGAACGTAATGCGTTTACCATATTGTTTCCTTGGCGGTAATTCAAATACGTGCCCAAACCACTGGTAATGGCATTTGCGCCGCCAACGTAACCAGACGCGCGCGCATTGGCACCCCCCATGTATGCTTCGCCGACATTGCCTGCCATGTTTGAACCGGTGGTTCCCAACGTACTTGCCGTTGTTTGACCCATTCCAGTTAAAGATTGCAAAGGCTTTAAACGAGCTTCACGTTCAATTTGATACCGATTAAAAGCGTTGGTGTACTCTTGGCTACCCATTTCTTGACCAAATCGAGTAGCGGCTTTCAAAGCCCCGCCAGAGATTAGGCCGCCACGGGAAGCTGCTTGACGGTCAAGTTGTTTTTGACCTTCAGAAAGCCGAAAAGCGTAACCTGGGTCTTGCTGAAAATTCTGCATACTGAACGGCGTGTATTCAGATGCTTTCACCAGCTTAGGTAAAGCATTGACACCAACGTCGTAGAACGGCTTTTGCCTTGCTACGTCTTCTTGGTATTGTTTGTATTGCAAATCAGCAGAGCGATTTGCCGCGTTGGCTTGTGTGTTGGCCGCGCTGTTTGCGGCGCTTGCGCCTAAAAGTGAGCTGCCAATAATTGCAGCGGGCATCATCCATGCGGCCATATCAATTCTCCTTAACTAAATCTTGCGCGATTGACAGTACTTGCGCCATGTCGTGCGGTTCTGTCAAGACTTCATCAATCTTGTCTTCGTCTGTACAGTCGGTGGCGTGGATGCAATACCAAACAACGTCTGTGAGCGATTTTACGCCGTGATGTGTGTTTGCTTCAATAGTCAAACAAGCGGGGGCATGAATGATTTTCTTTTCACCATCAACAATCAATTCTATTGACCCGCTGGCCAAAATAGACAAATGCGAAAATGTATGCTTATGATGTAACAGCAAATAGTCTGCTGGCATACGCATTTCTTTGGCGTACACGCCCGAGCTGAAGTGGTGGTGGATCATCAATTATTCCAAAAGAAGAATGTTGTTAG